ATGAGCATCAAGCCCGAGACCATTGGCTCCGACATTGAGAAGGACGTTGACGAGGTGGTTGTTCCCGCCCAACTCCTCCACTACGACGATGCGAGGGTCATCGATCTATTTCACAAGATCGATAAGCTCGAACAGGCTGATCACGACAGCGCGGCTCGCATGCGCGGCTACGTACACCACATGTGCGGGAACATTGATCAAGCGCTGGAATCGATTGGGCTGAAGAAGGGGGAGCCTGCGGACAACGCCGAGCAGGCTCTGCACGCGTGCGCCTTTTTGTCCAATTTGGGCTATGCATCGGATGCCCAATTGCACTACAGCACGGCCGCCCACCCGCAAACTGGGAAGTTCACCCAAGCTCTTCCACTCGGGCTCGCAACCGGATCATTCCAGACGATGCACGAGTTTGTCGCACTCGCTCGCAAGATGAACCTGAGTAACTTGGATCGGGTGCCTGTCGACTCACTTGAAGATGCTGCGAGAATTCTGCGAAACGCCGAAATCGACGACGCTCTTCTGGGCAAATTGATGAGTATCGTAGGCACTGTTTTGCGTGAACATGGCTTGATGTTCCACGGATCAGTTGGACTCGAGGTTTTCGACGTTCCGGACGAAGCAACGACAGTCCGCCTCCGATATGACGTGAATGCTTCAACATCCGAAGCACTTGGCCTTGAGATGGCTTTTGTCGATAAGCTTACCGAGGACAATATCTTCTTGCCCCCGGAAGTGACCTTCTCCATCCAAGGGATTCACGCATGAGCGTGACTTCCTTGGATTTGATGCCCGTCGTCAACAAGGCACACCAAACAGCAGCCTGCGAAGCCGAATGGCGAGGCGTGTGCGCACGCGCCTACTACGCGATCTTTGACGACATCAAGACTTTCCACTGCAGCCTACCCTCTCCTGGCAATGCTCCAGGACACCTTACGGGCATGCACGAAGTTCTTCATGGGCAACTTCAGAATCCCGGCGTGAAGTCCGAAGATCCGCGACACGTCCTCTCGCGCAAGATTGGCATCATTGCCAAAAACATGCACTTGAATCGCATCAAAGCGGATTACAAGCGCGACGAAACAATGACCCTGCAGGATGCCAACACGAGCGTCCAGCAAGCAAATACGATTCTGGGCCTGCTTGCGGGTGGTCAGCCGCCACTGCCACCGCCCAAGCATGTTGTGTCTAGCAAGGGCAGCCAGTCACCTGACACCAAAATGCTTGACGGGGTCCCAAGGATCGGCGGCAAGCCCTCCCTCAAGGTCGTGAAGTAAGCAGATTGGCACCTACGGGTGCCATTTTTGCAGGTCGACCACTATCACATCCGCTCAAAGCACCTCACCTACAAGCTTCAGCGCGTCATAGGCGCGTTCGCAGGTGAGGCCGGCGATTTTGAGTTTATCGGCATATTCGCCAAGCACATCAACAAGCGGGCCTACTGCCGCCCGCGCAGCCCCCCCCCCCACGTAGTAACGATACGATGGGAATCGCAACAACAGGGCCCACCAAGCATCCCTTCCCGCCAATCCATGGGGGCCGAGCTAACCATCAACTAGCGCAGCCCAAACTTTCAACCTAATAGGTACAATTTCTGTTGCAAATCAGGATTGACTCGCGTAGACTCCAGTACATTAATTGGGTTGAAGGGGTAAATCATGGCACTTACTGAATTCGGAAAGACCGTTCGGAAGGCCCGAATCGATACGGGCCAGACCTTGCTGTCCATGGCCCAGGAGCTGGGCGTCACGGCATCGTTTCTGAGCGCAATGGAAACGGGGCGCAAGAAGATCAGTGCCGAGTGGGTTACGCGGATCACGGGATTTTTTGATCTCCACGGAGCGCCAATCCCAAACCTCGACACTTTGGCCGCAGCCTCAAACGAGGTGGTACCAGTGGACGGCCTGCCGCTCCAACACCAGCTCCTTGTTGCTGGCTTTGCAAAATCCCCATATAGCGCTGAGGAGTTGAAGGAGATAGCGGCCTTCTTGGAGCGCGTTAATTCCCGCAAAAACGACAAGGTGAAGCATGCGGTACCGGTTGAAGGGGAATAAGGTGCATCACCTTAACGAAAGCGACATCCAAGAAACGGCTCGCCGCTTTTGCCGATACTTGGGAATCAATAACTTAACGCCCGGGAATTTTGCTCAATTTCTGGAGCAGCTATCACGCTACAAGATATGCATTGACCCCGTGGATGACGGTGAGTGGCCCTGGTTCGTTGAAGCCACGTGTGACCCTCGGGAATTTCACATCATGTTGCCGAATAGCACATATGAAGAGGCTTGCCGAGGTGACCACGCTGCCATTTCAACGCTATTCCATGAAATTGGTCACATCATTCTCGGCCACCGCGCCCTACTCCACAAAGCTGGAAGCGCCCCACCAACACGGGAAGAGGATGCAGAGTGGCAAGCAGATGAATTCGCAGCTTGTGTCGCACGCCGAATGAAAATTGTCCCGTGGCAATTGAGTTTTGACTTCGGCGGTGACAAATGAAAAGACCCCAAGCGTTGCAGCGCCTGAGGTCTTGGGAAAATGTGAAGCTCAAAGGACTCCATGAGCCACACATCTTGATGCCGTGTAGCAACGGGATAGTAGGCTTTGAACAAGTCAACTGTCAACGTCAAGTTTCATGTTGGGGTTCGCACGTTGGATGCAAGAAACATCCAAGGAGTGAACATGCAACAAAACGCAGACGAGCAGGTCATCTATCGTATGACCATCACCGTCAAGGGCAAAGTGATCCGCCGCCCTAACGGTCAGCCGTTCCGGATTGTGCTGCGCAACAAGCAGCCGAAGCAGTAAGAGAGGTGACGCTCTGGGCTCCTAGCTCAGAGCGTTCTTTATTGCCAATCACAGATCCGCCCACCCGTTTCATCGGAGTGAAGACATGCGTTATCCACTTGCAATCGTCGCAGTTGCGGCGGCAGCCGCTTCCGTCTGCAACGCTCACGCACAGGTTGCCAACCTCCCCATTTCCGACTTGGCATTGGTTATGACACCGGCTGGCCTACCTGCGGTTCAAGGAGTCATGCTCAACGATTCTGGGCAAAAGACGCGCCAAATTTTCGTTACCTTTGCCCTCCTCGATGCTGCCGGCACGCAGTTGGGGATCACTATGGCAAATACAACGGGACTTGAACCCGGGCAATCCTGGCGCTTCCAGGCTATGTCACCGTATCGGGACGTGACCACTGCAAAGGTGATCGAAGTCAAGGCGTACTAGCAGCTAAGGCATCATAACTGCGCTCGCAGGCGAGCCCGGCAACCTTGAGGTTGTCAGCATATTCGCCAAGCTCTCCCGCAGCGCCGTCAGTCCGGCGGAGCACGTCGACGAGCACATCGAGGGGGTCTCCACCAGGCTGACCCGAGCTTGCGCCGGCAGCGGCGGAATCGCTGGCGGCGCGACTTGCGGCGACGAGTTGATCAACTCGTGCGCGCAGGCGCTCAGCAGCAGCACCAGCAGCGCGAGCATCAGCACGGGCGACAGCAGCTTGTTTTGTGGCTTCATTGGCAATCTCCGATATTTGCTGGGCACGGCGCTGCTCCTCGATGCGCGCATCGTCCACAGCTTTTATCTGCACGCGTGCCGCATCGAGCGCTGCGGCTGTGCGCTCGGCCTGGTACGCCCTTGCATCGACTCGATGCTGCTGGAAGCGCCCTGCTCCGTACGACAGGCCCAGGGCCAGCAACACGGCCAGCCACACGCGGGGATCGAGTAACGTCATGTCGTGCTCCTGCTTTTGAAGCGGCAGCGCAGTTCGAGTCGCCAGAACCCCCATAGCACGCCCATGGCCACCGCCACATTCAGCGCGACCTCGGGCACGCTGTGGCATGCCCCCGGTGCGACCATGTTGCCCAGCGCCGCTGCGTTGACCAGCGCCAGCACCACCGCGCCGCCCGTGCGCGTGGGGACCTTGTGCGTGAGCACAGCCCACAGCGACCCCGCGAAAATGACGGCGTTGGCCGCCACGTTGATGGATGCGAGCATGCTCACTCCTTCGCGCCAATCACGCGCCGGCGCACATCGTTGAGAATTTCCGGGATCTGCTGCATGGCGTTGTTCACGATCGCCAGACCGAAGACGGCTGCCGAAGCGACGGCCAGCATGTGCGTGTAAGAGCCCGGCACCAGAGCGAAGCGCTCGACGGCCGCGCCGCCGGCCAGGCAACCAATGCCGAGGCTGCTGACGAACGACAGCATCCGCTGCCACCAGCTGCCGGGCAGAAACCGCAGGGCGATCACAGAGCCAAGCGCGGCCGCACCGCCCACTTTTGCGGCCACCACGATTTCCTGTTCCGTCATTTACGCCGCCCCCTCGTTGCCGCCGCACATTAGGTAGCGCGCGCGCAGTTGTTCGAATGTGTGTTCGTGCTGGCCGTAGCCCGCCCCCGGCAGGCTGGCCCAGATATTTCGGCACTTGCCGATCGCGTCGCGCAGGCGGCCTGCCTGAATATCGGCCAATGCGCCGCGCTCGCGAATCTGCTGCAGGGCGATCGCGTCTTGCGATGCAGGGCTGAAATCCGGCAGCTTGAGCAAGCGCCTGTAGGGGTCGTACCACCGGGCCAGCAGCTGATAGCGCCCGGCTGCCGTGGACTTGATCCCCAGCCGCGGGAGATCCACCAGCACGCGCGGGTGATCGGCATAGCTGTTGAACAAGCGGCCTCCCACCAGGACGTCATACCCGTGGTCGCGCGTTGACTGTCGCCCGTCGTCAGTGCCCTCGCTGAATCCGAGCATGTCGAGAAAGGCGGCCACGTTCTGTCCACCCAGCAGAGCCGGGTCTGTAAATGGCATGGTTGCTCCGAGGAAAGAAAAACCCGCCGATTGGCGGGTGTGGAGAGGCAAGAAAGACGGCACAAAACGTTGCAAATGGCCGTGTTTTGTTTGCGGTGTACGACCTAGAATCCAGCCGCGCCCTCTAACTGGAAGGGCAACAGCAAAAACAACATTGAAGGGGGTCCCATGCAAGCTCTCCGCATTGCAGCTCTATCGGCGCTCACGGCCGTGGCGGGCTGCGCAACACTTGGCAACAACGAAGAGCCGATCGCCTGGCGCATGGAGCGCGCGGAGCACGCAGCGCGTGTCCGTGTATTCGAGTGTCGTGACGCGGTGGCTCGAGGCGATCGCTCCGACTGCAAGCCGGAGATTGCCGCGCTCGCGAAGGTTGAAGCCGCGCGCCGTTACACCACGTACTCAGACGTCAGCAACATCGGCAGCATGCATATCGAGTAGTCAGATATTCGACACGTCGATGAGCAGCACTTGCCGCGAGCGCTGATCTACAAATAGATCGCCGCCGCCATTCCCGCCAACTGCGTTCACGAGAATTTGCGTCCAGCGCATCCGGACGCCATTGGGCAATGCGCGCAACCCCTCTCCGCACGAGATTGCGAATTCGGATACCCAATAATAGGTATCCATCCGCTCCATGGATAAAACCACTGCATACGTACCCGGTGGGAGGCCCGTATAGTCGTTGTAATCAGTCAGCGTGTAGGGCTGCCCACCCACCAACGTAAATGCCCCGACAGGGTTGAAATATTTGTAGTTCGAATCAAAGGTGCAAACACCGTCGCCGCGAAACACTTGGAGGCCGATGCCGTGCGGGACGGCAGGGACCTGGTCGAAGATGTAGTAAGTAAGAGCCGTGCCGTCCCAATCCGTCGTGGTATTCACGCAAAGACGGAACGTCCAAGTGGCTCCGTTTTGCCGAACATCCCCCAGTGCAACTGCATAGTTGGCTCGCACAGCAATGATCGGCGCCACACCATTCGCACTAACCTCCGCCATCCTGAATGCACCGAGATACCCATCAGGGGTCGGCGCGGACGGCATCACCTGACCCGTGGCGACAAGGCCCAGATTGACGTAGTTCTCGTCGATCTGAAGGACACCACCTGTATTGAAAGCCTGAAATCCTGCCGGCATTAGTACACCCCCACATACACGGTTACGGACTGCGCTCCGCCCCCAGCGGCGAACGACCAACTGACGGTCGTCCCTGAGATTGAAATCTGGGGCAATGTCACCGCCCCTCCCGCCACGTGCCAGCCGGTTTGCACCACATAGAACGGTGTGCCTCGAGACAATCCAGGAAGGTTGATCGAGCCCGAACCGGTGCCAGTGTTAAGAACGCCGACGATGGCACCCATCCGATCAGTGAGCCGAACGATCGGACGCCCCGACGCGTCATATACCTCGAGACCTACAGGCATCACCAGCTCCCCAAGCGCACACGTAGCACGCCGTTCGCGTCAAACACCTGCACCACCTGGTCGGTGATGCGGAGGCACCCACCGCCCGCCACACCATTGAGTTCCAGCGTTCCATTCTTGTCGAGCACCCAGCGCGGCCGACCGTTGGCGCCCAGCGCGTTGGACTGGATCACGTTGCCAATCTTGGCGTTGGTGATCGCGCCGTCCTGAATAAACGCCGAGTCCATGAACACCTGGCCGCCCTGGATCAGGAACGGCGTGAGCACGCTGTTCCCGTTCGGATGGATGACGCCAAAACGGTCGGCCGCGATAAGCACCTGGCTTTCGATGACGCCCTGATTGTTCTCAACGCCAATCCCGATGCCGGCCAGGTACGTCCGGCCATTGGCAGCAATCTGCGTCTTGATGGTGTACATCGCGGCCAGCTTGCCGTTCTGATCTGCAACGGCCTGCTGCGCGACCTGCACGGCCGCCGAGTTTTGCGCGACGGTGGCCTGCATGGTGTCGACGCGCTGCGCCACCGCCCGGCCCGCCTCCTCGAGGACAGATTGCGTCGACACGATGCCGGCGAAAACGTGATCGTCGCCCGCATAATCGTTGTCGCTGCCGGCCATTGGCGGTTCGATGCTGTCAATCGCAGACAGCAGGTCCGCCCCGAGCTGCGTCTTGCCGATCTGGCCGTTGAGATAGTCCAGGATGTCGGAGGCCTGCGAGCTGCTCGAGCCCGGCACGCCAAGGCCGCTGGGATACCACGCACCGATATTCCCCGACTTGTCGACCAGGCGCGCCCAGAAGAAAAACTGAGCGCCGGCCGCCAAGCCCATCATCGTGTGCGTGTTCGCGGGGAACGCGAAATCCCCCAGCTTGATGGCGTCGTCGCGACTGGACGTCTTGCTGTACCAGATCTCGGTGCGCTCAACATCCAGCGGCCCGGTGGGAAATGCCCAGTCGAGCCGGATGCCGAACACGATAGCCGTGGCCAGCAGCGTGCCCACGACCGGCGGCGGGCTGGTCTTGCCCTGCAGCCGGGTCTCAGCTGAGTAAGCAGGCGCCGAGGCCACGTCGACCGCATTGATGGCCCGCACGCGTGCGACGTACGTGCCGGCGCAAATGCTGCGCACCTCGATACTTTGTGAGCCCGTTCGGCCGACACTGACCCATTCGCCATTGTCGCGGCGCCAGTCAACCGCGTAAGCGACCGCTTTGTCGGCCGGCCGCCACTCGATCACCATCGTCGTGACTGCGATCCCTTGATCGACAGCGCTATAGGTGCTTAGCGTTACGTCCGTGGGCGGCGGCTGAACGGAAGGCGGAATCACCGAGATCGGGCGCGCATCGATCCGCGTCCCGTGATCAATGGCCGCATATTTCGACGGATTCTGCTGAAGCGCCGAAATCTCGAACGTAATGCCATCCTCCTCCGTGATGTCCACAACGCGGAAGAGCTGCGTTTTGAGCTCGGCGCTCTCAATGGACCACACGGCCTCGGGCTGCACGTCGTGCGACCAGTCAGCCGAGACTGTGACGGCATTGCCCTCGACCCGGTTGATCGTGCGGCGCTGCGCGGCCCCGTCGACCATATTCACGACCAACGTGTCCCCCACTTGGGCTACTGCCGGCCTGTCAAGCGTGACCGTGCGCCCGGCCGCCGCGCGCACGCGACCGCCATTCGAGCGGCCCGCCCGCGCAGGATCGGCCACCTCGATAATCGAACCGGGCATCACCACGGCGGCGTCGAGGCCAACTTTGAAAGAGACGGTTTCAGTCTCCAGACGACTCGTTAGCAGCAGCCATTGGCCCACTCGCTGCGCCTGCCCCTGCGATGTGCACCCGAAGGCCGATATCTCGGTTTGCTGGATGCCGTAGCGGGCGATGCCATCGGGGTCCTGCACCGGCTCAACCTTGGCGACGTAACGGTCCGCCGGGTCGTTCCAAGACACCAGCGCTACAGTCTTGCGGGCCCGCCTGGAGCTGCCGGCATAGGTGAACTTGCCATCGACCACGTTGCCCGCATGAAACAGGTAGGACGCCGTTGTGGGCATGTCTGCCGCCGCAACAACGTTGCCCGCCGCCCAGAACGCCATGCCGCGGAACACGCTCGCCAGATCCTGCAACACCGGGTAAGCATCGTTGCGCTGTTGCAGGTAGCAATTGCAGGTGAAGCGCGGTTCCTGCCCACCGCGGCCGTCAGGCACCGGCTCGTCGCAATACTGGCCGATCTGGTAGAGCGACCATTTGTCGATCATGCCGGCGTTGACGCGGTCGCCCAGGCCGTAGCGGACGTGCAGCACCAGATCGTAAAAAATCCACGCCGGGTTATTGCTGTACGCGACCTTGAAAGTCCCGTCCCACAGCCCCGAGTAGGTGCGTGCCACCGGGTCGTAGTTGCTCGGTATGCGGATGATGCGGCCGCGCAGGTGAAACGCCCGCGTCGGGATATTGTTGAATTGGCGCGCATCGACACGAAGGCCGATCAGCGCAGAGTTGGGATAACGCAGCTTGGCGTCGATCACCTCGGCAAACGACTCGACGCGCGTTGTATCGGCAATCGTGCCGCTGTTGGCGTTTGGCGTCAGGCGGCTCACGCGCACGGTCCAGCCGTTGACCGCCGGCGGAAGGTCAATCCGGTGCGTGCGCGCGTATTTGTTCGTCTTTTTGCCATCGAAGGCACTGGACATTACGCGCTGAAACGCCCCGCCATCCGTCGACAGATCGATCGCGTATTCGACGCGGTAACCGTTGATATTGCCGTTGCTCGTGTCCGCCTTGGACAGGCCGAGCACGGAGAGCTGCACGCGTACGGCCGAAATCTGGGTGTTGGCGATCGCACGCGTCCACGGCGTGGTGTAGGTCAGTTCGACGCCAACCGTTGTTTCGTTATCGACCGATGGAAACCCCGGGATGTGGTCTTGATCCTGCGTGCCGGATCGGTAGTCAACGGCGACGTTCTGGAAATTGAGCGAACCGTCTGCGTTGGCCAGCGGCGTGCCATCTAGGTAGATGCTCTGCAATCCATTGACCAGCCCGGCAATTTCCCCTTCCGACACCAGATCCAAAATGCGCGCGTAGGCGATCGAGTGCAGGCTGTCTGGCGACTCGATCGGCGTGCTGCCGCCACCGCCGCCTTTGCCGCCGCCGTAGCCAATGATGTTGTTCAATTCTGGCCGCCCAAATGAAAAAGCCCCGCGACATGCGGGGCCGAGAATTTGATGTGGGGTTGTGGGGCCGGGCGCTTAGACCTGGTCCTCCGCGTAAATGCCGCCGGAGATGACGGCCGAACCAACCAGCATTTCGCCGTAAAGCAGCGGCACTGGGTTCCCCTGGGCGCTGGTGTTGACTGCACCGTTGAAGTTGTATGAGGCGCCGTTCTGCGGCGCATCCCTGGCCGACAGCCCTTGTGGCTGCGGCGACAGCATCTGCACGACACCGCCGAACATCATTGCCGCGCCCATCTGCATCAGCGGCGTACCGGCGCCGCCGCCATAGACGCTGATAACGGCGCCGACCACCACCAACACGGCGCCAAGAATGGTCTGCAGGATGCCGCCCCGCTTGCTCCCCATCAGCACAGGTGCAATGCGGATCTCGTCGCGCCCGGGCGGCAATTCCAGCTCTTCCTTGGCGAGGTTGCGCTTGCCCACGAAGACGGCGTAGGTGACTCCCCTGTCGCGACTGGTGAGGAGTTCGCGCTTGAAGCCAGCGAGCAGCACGCACAGCGCTTGGATGGCTTCGGCCGGGCTGGCGACAGCCAATTCAAAACGGCGGCCGAAGCGCGCGCCCAGCTTGCCGTACAGGCGCACGGTTCTCAATTTTTCCGATGTTGCGCACATAAAACAAAACCCGCCGAAGCGGGTCCCTTTTGTCGTTGATACTGTCTAGCGCTGCGTGGTCGCTTCCAGCGCAACGCCGTCGCCCGGCCTGTTGACCATGCGGTAATAACGTTCCTGCCCAACGGCAAACTCAGCGGACAGCTCGCGCAGCTCGCCGCCGTGCATTGCGCAGAAGCCCCTCCCCTTCGGGAAGCCCGCGCCGAGCACGTACTCGCCAGGCGGCAGGAAGAAGCGCGCCGTCTCGCCTGCCTCAAATGACCCCGCGAGCTTGCCGTCCACATAGAACCCAAGCAAACAGCCTCTGCCGGCGAAACCGTCGTCGCGCGTTACCGTGACGCGCCCGCCCGGTTGTTCGCTCGACGCTTGGTAGGCAAACAAGCGGTCCTGCGGCACTGTAGCCGCCTCGCGCGGCGACACAGAGGACGTTGCGCACGCCGCAACCAACGGCACCACACACGCGACAGCGAAGGATCGAAGCATTCAGGGCTCCCAAGACTTGGAAGCCGCGATCATAACGCCGACTGGTGGCGCAACACGCAGCGCGTGATCTCCTGCCAATAGCCGCCGTACACGTCGCGGGAAGACAGCCGCCCGTGCACGTGGTGCAGCATGTGCCCATCGCCAAGGTAGATGCCGGCATGATTCGGCACCGGCGCCCTTAGCTGCATCAGGATGACGTCCCCCGGCTTGTCGGGCACGTCTTGCGAGACCACGCGGAACCCCGCCTCGGTGTAATGCTGCATGTAGAGGTCGCCACCCTCCGCCCACCAGTTGTCGTGCCGCTCAAAATCCGGCAGGTACACGCCGCGCTCGCGGGCGTACCAGTCGACCACCAGCGAGTAGCAGTCGAGAATGCCGTGCGCAAATTGGCGCCCCACAAGCGGTGCCTGATAGCCGCACGGCTCAATGCTGCGCACGTCGTCGGCCGGCCAAGCGATGATGTGCCACGGCACGCCGGAAGCCTCGCACGCGACTCGGTCGGCTTGGCTGGGTTCTGCGCTGGCGTTCGGGTGGCTGTGCACGACGGCCATCACCTCGCCCAGGTCTTCGGCGGCTGCATAGTCTTCGGCCGGCATCTCGAAATGCTCAGTACCGACAGCCACATTGCGGCATGGCACATAGCGCTCGCGCCCCTTGGTCACAATGACCAGGCCGCACGCCTCGCGCGGGAAATCGCGCGCGGCGTGGTGGCGCGCGTCTTCTAACGTTTTCTGCTGCATATCAAGTCCGCACCAGGTCTGCTGCTGGAAATGCCCCAAACGGCAGCGGGCTGTTGGCGCCGAAGCGGCATTTGCACGACGACAGCCGACCACCGCACTTATCGAGTGACGGGTCGGCGACCGGCTTGTCATCCCGGTCAAACATGGCCGCGCCTGTATAGCCGCATTGCGGGCCCCGATAGCCGCCGATCATGAGCCACATGCACACGTTGGCGACGATCTGCCGACGCGGCAACTGCACGCCATTGAAGTCGAGTGCGCTAGAGAGCTCGAACTCGACGGTTTCGTTGGTTTCGGCGGCTTTTTGCTCGACGAACCACTCTTCGAGCGGCAACTCTTCGGAGGGGTCCGCCTCGGGGTTCCCATCGGGGAAATTGCGCGCATCGAGGAAGCGCCCCAGCGTGCGCCGGCGTCGCAGCTTCGCGCCGACGAGGTCGTTGGCGTACAGGCACACCGCCGAGATCGAGCCATCCACGTTGCCAACGGTCAGGCGCGGTGCGGGCTGTTGCCCCTGGCCGGAACGAGCGAAGCCCTTCCCCTCGATCGGCCACGGGCTGTATTCGTTGCCCTGCCACCAGATGGAACCGACTTGCGTGTAGCCGTGGAAGCGCAGCATGTCGGCGCCGATTTCTGTCGCATCAAGCTCAAACAGCTCGACGAGCGCGCTGGGCTCCAGGCGCTGGATGTCAGCTGTGATTTTCATGGCATCCGCGACTCCAACTGTGCGATACGCTGATATGCGGCCTGCAGCATCGCGTCCAGCTCTTGAATCGCCGCGCCGAGGCGGGGAACCATCTTCGAATAGTCGACCGCTTGGGGAAGAATCGCCTGTTCGACGCCGACGACGTCGTCTGGCTGGACATCGTGCGGGTCGGCTCCCTCTCGCAAGATCGGATATTCCTGAACGGCGTCCTTGCTGCCGCTCACAACGAAAGCCATCTCTTCCTGCACTTCATGGGCGATGCAGTAGTCGACGATCTTGCCCGGATCGGCCTTGAACTCACCAGCGTAAAACCCAATGCGTCTGAGCGACTCAAGTGCCCCGTTGATCGGAGCGTAGTTTTGCTTCAGGCGATAGTCAGACGTCGTGTAGAAGGTGGTGGCCGTGTCGCTTGTGCCGATTGAGCCAACGGTGGCCCCACCGGAATTACTGAACACAATGACGCTGGTTGCCCCGGCATAACCGTTCTTGAACCACAGGGGCCATTGCGAATTTGCGTAGCCGCTGAGTTGTAAGTTGGCCGCCCCAAGGACAAAGTTTGCTGCCAGTAGAGATAGCGTCCCTTTGCCCGGCGTCGAAGTGCTGCCGCCCGACGCTATGAGCCGGACGTCGCAATCGACGGGCCCGCCGGAGCTATGAAAGTCAACGAACGGTGTATTGGCGGCGGCCTGATTTCCCAGCTCGATACCCCCGTTCGCCTGGGACAAAGCGAGACCGCTTTGCATGACCACGCCCCCGGTAAACGTGCCGCCTGTCGTTTGGACGGGATTTGGCAGGTTCCCGGCATCCCAGATGGCTTTCCCAGCGACCGTGGGTCTGACAGAGAAACTGACTGGCCCGGTAAAGTCGGTGCCGGTGGTCTGCGCGGGCGACGGAAGATTCCCCGAGTCCCAGGGCACTTCGCCACTGAAGGTGACAGGCCCAGTGAAAGCGCCGCCTGCAAGGTCGACCTTTCCATTCACGGCCGTTTGGATGGCCGTCATGTTGGAGTTGATCTTGCTGTTTGCTCCGCGCTGGGTGTCCCCGTCTTTACCCAGCGGAGCCGTACCCAAGTTGATCTGTTCGAGCTGGAGGCTCATGGTGCGAAACTCTCAACGAAGGTTGCAGAAAGTGAATACACACCGGCGGCCTCGACTGCTGGTGTGTATTCGCCAATTCGATAGCGTCCCTGCACCCCAAGCGGAGGCGTCCACAGGAACGATTTGGCGCCGGCATGCCGATCAATGAAGGCTTGGATTTCTCGGATGCGTGCCGCGCCACCGACAAATTTGAGTGGCCAGGAGCTGGTGCGATTGTTGATGCCGTCTGGCGCTACCTGCTGGTAGCCATCGCCAAACTGCGCTGACCGCGTGCGCAGCTTGACGCTGCCCTGTGCGCTGCTGCCGACGGCGCGCCAGGTGAAGGTTTCAAGTGCCATGGGATTCCTGTCAGTTGCGACGGCCGGACAACACGCCGCCCTGCAACGTTGCACGCTGCAGCCTGTCGTCGATCCGCCGGTCGACTTCCTTGAAGATCAAATCGATCTGCGTTCGGCCGTCCTGGTCGGTGGACTGCTGCACCTCCGGTTGGCTGGGCGCGCCGATTACGTTCACCACCACCCCACCCCCGCCCAGCGCGTGGTTTGGCACGATCGATCCAGAGCCGCTGGGCCGAAATAGCTCCGGCCCTTGCTCGCCCACCAGGTACAAGCCGCCAGCGGACACCGGTCCGCCTGCAGCTCGCGCACCGTCGACGAACAAGCCGCCTCCGTAAGAAGGAGCCGGTATGCTGCCTCCGTAGAGCATGTCGCCAGTCACCGGCACGGTGCCGCTACCGGCCGCCGCCGTAGCGGCACCGTCGAATGCGCCAGCGCCGTCGGCCATACCCGCGCCAGCAAACATGCTGCCGACGAAGCTGATTCCCATCTGCGCCAGGCCCGAAATTGCGGCCCGCGCCTGGATGCGCGCAAGATCGGCGATAACGCTCTGCGCGAAGCTCTTGAAATCCAGCTTGCCCGTTGTGGCGAACTTGGCGACGGCGTCTTCCATTGACTGAAACGCGTTGGAGAACAGCCGCTCAGCGGAAGCCGCCACATTGGCTGCCGCGTCCCGGTAGTCCGCCAGCGCCGACAGCGCTCCGAATTTCCAGTCGGATTGCTTGGCGGCCAGTTGGTCGTAATACGCACCCAACTGACCCAGCGCGGCCCGCTCGCTGTCGTTGATCTTGGCGAGCTCCTCGTTGTAGAGGTCAGAGCCGACGAGCCCGCGCTTGGTCATCGACTTGTTCCAGTCGGTGCGCATGCGCTCGAATTCGCGGTAGATCGACTTGGCGGCGTTGACCTGCTCGTTGGCGCGCTTGCCCAGGCCAAAGGCGTCGAGCTGGCGGCCGAACTGATCGCTGCGCGCCTGCGCGGCATCCGCAATGCGAACGTCCATGCCATCTGCCTGCTGGCGTGCGTCTTCGAGCAGCTTCTTTTGCTTTTCCAGCTCGGCCGTTTCGTCCTTGCGCTTCTGAATCGCCTGTTCCGCAGCAATATTCAGGTCGAACTGCGCCCGAATCTGGTCCTGGTGCGCCAGCAGGCTTTTCTGGTCCGCCGTGAGCGTCTTCTTGCCCTTGATGTCGGCGATCTGCTGCTCGAACTCGGCGCGTGCTTTCTGGCCGGCGGTGAGCTGATCCTCGACGGCCTGCTGCGCGGCCAGGGCGGCGCCGGTCTTGCGCAGGTTTTCCAACATGCGCGCGCCAGCGTCTTCGGTTGCCGCCTTCGGCGCCTTGTCCTTGTACTTCTCGTTGATGGCGGCAACGCCCTTGGCGTATTCCTCCGCTGACAGCCCTGCCTTTTCCGCGTCAGACTTGAATTTCTTCAGATCGTCATCGCGGATCTGCTGGCGCGACCGGACGCTCTTCATCAGTGCGTCGATCGAAGCGCGAGCGCCGATCTTGTCGTCTTCGGCGCGCTGCTTCGCGGCCTTGTCGGCAGATTGCTTCGCGTCGGCGACGACCGCATCGTTGTACTGCTGCAGGCGAGCGCGATTGGCGTTCAACGCTGCTTCGAGCTGGACGGTGTTGTAACCCTTGGCGCGCGCCTCGGACAGCTCCTTTTCCTGCTGCGCCATGGCGCGATACAGGCCATTGAGCTTGTCGCCCGCAGTCTCGGCGCGGCCGATGCCGGCAATGGCGTCCCAGGCCTTTTTTGCCGTCTCGGTCAGCCCGATCCAGGCGAGCTCCATGTAACCGACGTTGCGGCGCACCTCAAGCGCGCGATCGCGCAGTGCGTCCGCGAACGTCTTTTGCGCAAGCGCCGCCGCCTCGTCGACCTGGCCGGCGCGCTCCAAGGCGGCGATCTGCTCATAAACCGCGCCGGTCAGGTAGTGGAATTGCTCGTTCAGCTTGACCGAGGCCTTGGCGGGCTCTTCGGCGAGCTCAACGAAATCCTTGATGGTTTCGTCGATCGACTGCCCGGTCGCCTTTTCCATGGCAATGGCAGCTGACGAGACTTCGACCATCTGTTCACTGGCGACCCGCCCGGTCGCCGTGATGCGCGTGAGCACATCGGCGGCCTGGTGCTGGGTGCCGATGACGCGCGAGACCGACTCGGCCATGGCCGCCATCTGCCCGCTCGACACGCCGGCATAGTGGCCGGTCATAATCAGCGCGTTGGTGTAACCGCGGGCCTCCTGGGCGCCCGTCATCCATGCATAGGCGAGAGCACCAGCCGCGGCAGCGGCGACCGTCGTCGGCGTGATCAGGCTGGCAACGTAGGACGCAACGCCTTTGAGTGCCGGCCCGACACCGCCAAACATGTCCTTGAGCTGGCCGCCTTGCTGCGTGAGCACCAGCATCGGGCTCTGGCCGCCGGCGAGCTGCGTGACGATATCGGTGATCTGCGGCGAGACCATGCGCATGGCCGCCGCCGTCTGGCGCGCCGACATGCCGAGGTTCTGCTGCGCTGTGTCGCTCGCCTTGCTGGCGACTTCCACGGCACGCAGGCGCTCGATGTACTGCTGCGCCGCTGCCGTCACGCCGAGCTGCTCGGCGCGCAGCGCCGCGTATTCAGCGGCCGTCTTCCCCGCTCGATCCGCCTGACGCTCCAGGCCGCGCAAGAAGCGCGTCGCAGCGGCGTCCATATTGCCCGCAGCTACGGTGGCGGCTTGGCCGATCGTTTCCACACCGGCCGCCGCTTTCCCCCCCTCCTTTGCCACCGAGGCTGCGGCCTGACTGATCGTCTCGATGCCTTGCGCAGCGCGCCGCCCTTCGGTGGCGACGGTGTTGGCGAGACCGGTTACTGCACTGCGGGCCTCGGACACGCCGGCGCGCACGCCGGACACGTCCGCGCCCACCTCCAGCGTCGCTTTACCGACGACGGACTCTGCCATGTCATTCCCCGTTCATTTCCGCCAGCGCGGCGTGTTCCATGATGCGAATGCCCGCGAAAACCTCGGCGTGCTGGTCGGCAGCGACCTGCAGAAGCTGAAGCACGACCGGAATCGCCGCGTAATCCAGCCCGATGGGACCACGCGCCCCGATCCGCCACTGCGTACCGAGATGCGCAAACACCTCGACCGTCGTGGCGTTATCCGGCCACACGGCAACGGGCTCGGGCTCCAGGTCTTCCGGCGTCAAACCGAAGGCGGCAAGCTGATCTGCATCGTGCGACCGCATGTACAGTCGGCGCGCCGCCTCGATCAGTTTCCCCGGCGCTGCCCCATCAGCTCCGCTGCGTATGCGTCAAAGATGGCGCGCGGCGCGCCGGGGTAGTTCTGCACGACCTGATTGAGCGCCTCGCGCGAGAACTCCGCGTCAACGTCCTCCCAGCCCGCGATGATTTCGAGCAGCACAGAGGCGTCGTCTTCGCCCTCGCCGGCGGGACGCCGCAGGTATTCGAGCGCGTCGTCGCGGGTCTTGTGCTTGAAGGTCAGCTTCAGCTTCTCGACGCGGCCGCCGGCCACCGGAATATCGACCGTTGTGGTGAACGTCGGATTCGGGGTGATCTGGAACATCGGTTTAGGCTCCTGCGTAGCGGGTGACTTCGCCGGTCAGCGACAGGGTCACGTTGATAGCCATGGCTTCGTTCTTCGTGGTGGTCGGCACCTTGGAGGACGAGACGTAGGCGCGGAAATAGATCTTGGATCCGCCGGGCAGCGTCATCTCAATCACTCGCGGCTCACGGTCGGCATCGGCCGCCTCGATGAGTTCGTAGTGCGGCAACGTCGGGTCGTCCGCAAGCGTCAGAGCGTACGAGCGCGCGCTGCGGATGGTCGGGATCTGCTTTTCGTCGCTCGTGTCTTCGAGGAACGAATAGTTGTAGAACTGCTGATCCCCACCCGACGCAGCAGATTGCAGCACCTGAGTGATCTGCTGGAAGGTCAGCACCTGGCGCACGCTGCCAGCGCCCGTTCCCGCGGGGTAGTCGTTCGTGTTGGCCGTGTCGAATTTCTCGAGTGCGAAAGCGTCTGCAGTCGACGTGTCGATACGGGATACGCGGCCATCGAGGCGCCCCCAGCCCGAAGCGATTTCGACAATTGCAGCATCGGGCAACCCGTGCGCGACGCTGCTGAGCTGCGGCGGCTTAGCATTGGTGATGGCCGCAAATGGAACCAACGCGCCGTACGTGGCGGCGATGGCGAATTTCGTGCCATTGGGAAGGCGAACTGCCATGGTGGTGATCTCCACAAAAGAAAAAGCCCGCGTTATGCGGGCGGAAACATGCGGGCGCGGCGGGCGCTACCGCGAAAACCAGATCGAAAAATCCTGCGTGGCGCCGCGCAGCTTGGTGATGGGCTCCAGCGTTGCAGCGAGCTCGCCGAGCGGCGTGGCCTGCAGCACATCGTCCAGCTCGAGCGTGTCTGCGATGGCGCGCATCAGCGTGCTCGCCTCATCGCGGGTCTTCGCCCACACGTTGAACTGAAACCGACCGTTGCGTTTGTCGGGCAGCCCTTCGAGGAAGGTGAACGGCCGGCCGCCGATCTGCGAATAGGTCGCATATGGCAGCGGCGTATCGGCCGGCGCCTCGTCGGGGAAAAGACGGTCTTCGACCATCGGTGCAACCGCACGCTGGATTTCCGCCTCAACTGTCATAGGGCACCTCTGCGGCAACGGCGTTGCCAAAATCGTCGATCACGGAGCGCCGCAACGCCTGCGCCATCTTTTCGATGGCTCGCTGGCGCATCGCTTCCAGGGCGGCGGGCGCCTGATCATAGGCGCGCCGGATAAATGAATGCGGCGGCACCCATTGAATGCGCTCCTTGCGCCCAGCTACCTTGCGCACAAGCCAGTGGCCGTTTTCGATCAGGTGGCCGTGCGGCGCCTTCTTGGCATTCCAGGAAACGCGGTAGACCGCCTCGGCAGCGGTCGATTTCTCCTCTGCATAGGCCCGGTAGATCGCCGCGCGCAGCTGACCGGGTCGCACGCCCTTTTTCTCAGTGCCGCGGTAAACCGGCGCAAGGTTGCGTGCTTCGTCGTAGAACACCAGTGCGCCGGCGTGTGCCACGGACCTCACCACGTGTTCCTCCACATCGTCTGCAAGATGCTCAAGCCCTGCCAGCACATCACCGTGCAACTCGAACATGATTACCCCTCACTGGCACCGAGCGAAACCACTAGGTCGACGTGCTCGCGATTGATCTCATCCGGCAGGACGGCTTGGATGTCCGCGGCGCTTCCGCGATAGATCACCCGCCAAGCAGCTGTCACGTCTGCCCGGTACCGGATCCGCAAGCTTAGCTGCCTGGTGGCGGTCTCGCGACCGGCGGCGATCACTTCGCGGCCCGACTGCCCAAGCGGTCGAGCCCACGGCCGTGCGACTGTCTCCCAGGTATCGGTTGGCTGCCCCGATGGCGTCCGCCCCTTCACACGCCGCTGCAGCTCGATACGCCGACTATTGCGTCCGAAATCCATTCGTCAGATCTCCACTAGGCGAAACGGGTCGAGCAAGCGGCCAACGAACGGGCCCGGCACCGCGAACGTCTGGCCGTAGGTCACGCTTTGCCGAATCTGCGACAGCGTGCCCAGCTGCAAAAGCATCCACTGCACTACGGAACGCGGCACCACCGCCGGCTCCGCCCATGCACCGCACTCGAACGTGACACGCACCGACGTGGCGTCCTTCGGCAGATCTCCGCGCAGCACCAAGATGCCGGCGTCACGGACGCTGCACCGATCAAGCGGAAATTGCTGTTCCTCACCGTTGCCGTCGCGATACTCGACTTTCGTCACACCGGTAACGTCATTCCACAAGCGCAGCTGAGCGGAGAGGCGCTCGGCGCGCACCATGCAGGTCTGTGGCAGCAGCGGCCGGATCAGCTCGTTCTCGGCCATTTGGCGCACGGCCTCGATCGCGGCAAGCAACAGCGCTTCGCCGCCGGAATCCAGCTCGCCGTCCTCGATACGCAGGTGCGTCTTCGCCGTGGCGAGGCTGATTGCTTCCTCGGCAGGCGGCTGGATCACGATGCGCATGGCTTACTTGAGCGACAGTGCGTAAGCAACAGAGGCCGGGTGCGCGCACAGCTCACCAGCGGCAGTAGCGAGCGTGTCGTCGTCGACTTCGACCACGTCGTTCGGCACGCCAAAGCGCCCCTCCACCAGTACGCGGGCACGAACCCGTTTCTGCGTCGTCTGCTGCCGAGTGGCCGGCTTCGTGCTGCCAGGACCTTCGCGCTGCACTGGCTCTTTGCTTGCGTCGCCGGTACCGGGCTGACCCGCTTTGTCGTTCGCCTCCTCCTGCTTGCCCGATTGCTCTTGCAGCGTTCCTGCTGCACCCGCCCCACCCGATTGGGCCGAGAGTGCCGCGGTCGCAGCAGCTTGGTTTTTTGCCATGTTCGAATTCCTTGTTCTCGGTTGGCGCGGTCACCTGGACCGCACCGCGCTTTCGGATGGCCGCGCTGTTACGCGGCCGGGTTCTGGAAGGTCTTCACCGCGCCACCACCATCGACCAGATTGCCGCCCTGACGGTTGAATGCGACGAAGCCGATCTGGCCGTATTCGATGTACTTGGAGTCGGCCATGCGGAACATGGTCAGGTCCATCACTTCGCGGATCATGTACTTCGAGTAGTCGCCGAAGGCGATCGACTTGGCGTTCGCTTCCATCGTCGGCATAGCCTGATCCACGGTCAGGGGACGGTTGAGGAGGCGATCCGGCGCGCCGCCCGGATTGCCCTGCTCGTACCCGGGCACGAAAATCGGGCGACCGCTCGTGTCCTTGATCTTGCGCACCGCCTTGATGGTCTGGTCGTGCATCAACCAGCCCGCCTTCGGATTCGCGCGGTAGATCGGATCGACACTGTGCTCGAGGTCGACCAGGTCGTCGTAGAGGACGCTGGTCACCTGGCCGGCCGCTCCGACCTTGCCAACGGGCGAGGCAGTCACGATGCCCATCGGCTGGGTCACACCGTCGCCGATGACGTAGTGCTTGCTGGTGATCCGGCCCAGGCGCATCGCGAGCAGGCTACGGATGTAGAGCTCGATGTCGAACATGCTGTCCTGGATCAGCTCGAACGGAACGGCGATCGACTTCGAGCTGTACTTGAACACCTTCAGAACGGTGTTACCGAACGTGGTGTCTTGCTTGTTCACCTGGGCGTTCTGGCCGACGATCTCGCCTTCCTCAGATGTGGCGTCGGCCGTCGGGAAATTCATGTCGGCGCCGGTCGACGTCTGGATCACGGTAGCGAGGTTGCGCAGCCCACCAAAGGCGCGCATGGCCTCGGTCAACTGGCGGTAATACTCCTGCGCCACGGTGTAGCCGCCTTCGGCCGGGTTCGTCGTCGACATGGCCGCTTGAATGTCGGGGCTGCGGCGGGCGCGCACGCGCCGCACGTCCTCTTGCTCCATGGCTGCATAGCCGCCGGTCAGGTATGCGCGCAGGGCGCGCGATTCCTCACTGTGGGCGCCCGGGGTACGCACTGCCGCGTCGATGAGGCCGTCCGGGCGGCCGTTTGCGGCTTCTTCGCCCAGGCGGGCCAGGTAGTCTTCGTGGCGCTTGATCTCGGCATTGACGTTGTCGAGATCGCGCATGCCATCGTCGTACACCTTTTGCTGCTCGGGGCCCCACTTGTCGCCTTGATGGTTCTCCATCAGGCTGTTGATGTTCTTCGCGATGGCGTCACGGCGCTCCCGCAACGCTTGGATGCTTTTGGACATGAAATCTCCGGAGGTAGAAAAGAAAAAAGCCGCCCAATGGGCGGCCCAGGCCGACGCGGGAGCGCGTCAGGTTCGTTGTGCCAGGTCGAGCCGGCGGCGCATGGCCGAGAAATCCGGCGCCTGTGCGCGCGTCGTCGGCGCGTGCGCGTTCACTGGCGCAGAAGGCTCATTGCTGGGGGGCTTCGGAGCGTTTGAGTAGGCCTGCAAATTCCAGGCGGAGGCCTTCGCAGACGGCTGCGCCGTAGCATCGGCCTTTCGGTCAGCGAAGCCTTTTTCGACGGCCTCGTCGGCGCCGAACCACGTTTCCGCCGCCATCCAAGCAGAAATGTCGTCGACGGACTGGCCGCTGCGCTGCCCGTAGGTCCTGACAAGCGTTGCATCGATCTTGTCGAGCAAGTCGGCTTCGGACCGGAGGTCGTCAGCATTGCCCCACAGCGCCGTCCAGGCCTTGTGGATCATCAGAAATCCGCCGTCCGAGATCTCAATCTCGTCGGCAGCCATGATCAGGAAGCTCGCCGCGCTGGCGGCCAGGCCGTCCACGTGCGCGATCACCTTGGCTGAGTGCCCACGCAACGCCGTTTCCATGGCGCGCGCAGCGAACACATCTCCGCCCGGAGAATTGACGCGCAGGTGGATCACGTCCGCCGTAATGCCGGCGAGCTCCTTGACGAACGTAGTGGCCGATACACCGCCCCACCAGTCGTCGGAAACGATGTAGTCATACAGGTACACCGTCACCTCGTTATCGCCGCTGGCGACGACGTTGAATACGCGCGCGGCGGCGCAGTTGTCACTCAGCAGCTGGAGGATTTTGTTTTGGCGCATCGCCCTTTCCTTCGTTGAAAATGTCGCCCGCCTTCGGAGCCGGCAGGTTGAAGCGCCGACGAACTTCTGTTCGCGTCATCCAACCGGGCTCTCCGGCGCGCCCGTATGCGATACGCGCCCCTTCGAGACGCGATTTCAGGTCGCCGCGCTCGAGCGTCTCGGTGTCGAACTCGACGAATACACTACGGTTGCCACGGTAAATCTTGCGGTTGAGCTCCTGCTCGATCTTCACAAGGTGGCGCTGCATCGTGTATTTGACGAAGCCGATGCCCATTTGCTCGACGCCGCTCCCCCAACCGGAAGTTTTGTCGGTGTAGCCGATCATGTACGGCGGCACGCCGAAAATCCGTGCGGTGTCTTCCACCGAAAGCTGAAGCATTTCCAGCAGTTGGGCATCCTCGGGAGTGATGCTGATCTGCTTGATGTCCATGCCGCCGGTGAGCACCACGGGCGCGCCGTTCTTGCCGGCCGGCCCGCTGTAACGTTGCAGCCATTGCTCGCGCAGCTTGTCGATGTCGCCGCCGTCGAGCTTCTTGGACTCTTTGTCCTGGGTGAGGACAAGGTCCGGGCGCATGTTGTCGAGCATGGATTCGGCCTGCTCTCCACCGACGTTTGCCAACGACACGGAGCGCCGCAAAACATGCCGGATCTGCGACATGCCGCGTCGGCCGTCGAATCCTGGGCCAGGCACATGAATCATGTCGTCCTGATCGACCACCTCGACGCTGCCATCCTCATCCCAGAGGTAATAGAGGAGCCGCTCCCTGTCAGTGCTCGGCTGGGGGTCAACCTGCAGCGCGTGATACGGCTTGAGCGAAACAACGTTCGGTGAATATCGGCTCGGGCGACCAATGCGCATGAACATGTCGCCGTGCAGCAGGAGCGATTGCGCACCGAATTCCCACCCGACCGGCGCAGCCCAGCGCGGGTGCATTTCCTCATTCAGCAGCCACCAGAGATCCGGCCGATGCGCTTCCCCAATGCCGTCGACCAGCTTGTAGGTCTCCAGCGTGAGCGATGCTAGCGCGCCGCCGATGAGCGATACGCATGCATACACCGCACCGATGCTCATGGCCGTACGTTCGGAAACTGGGCGGCCTGCACCGCCCACACCACCCGTGAGCCAGCCATAAGCTTCGGTGCCGGAGCGGATATCCGACACCGGCACCGGCTTTGCCTGGGCCTGGGCGCGGTCCGCCTGGCGCTGCGCACGCCAGGCATTCAGCACGACCGACCCCGGCTGGCGCACTCGCGCTTCGTTGTACCAACTTTGTGTCATAGCACGATGATTCCGGATTCGGGTTGCTGGGGCTCGATGGCAACGGCGCGACTCAAACCGATGACCGTGGCCACGGCTGGGTCAATCCGTCCGCGCCCCTTCGAACGCTTCTTGTCTGGCCGGAAATTGCCATTCGTATCGAACAGCAAGGCCACGTTAAGCGTCGCCCAGCGCAACACAGGGTTGCCGCCGTGGCGCAACTGCTTGTTGTAGATGAGCTCCTCGAACCGGCGAGCGCCCGGGTACATACCCTGCGTGTTCTGCGGCACCTTGACCATCACCAGCCCCTCTTCGAGTAGCTCGTTCACCAGGTGAGCGGCGTTCCATTCGTCGTAGCCGATCTCGACCACGTCGAACATGCGCCGCGCTTCGAGGATCCGCGCCTTCACCGGCCGGTAGTCAACGATCACACCCTCGGTCGCCTCGAGCCAACCGTCACGGACCCACCGGGAATAGCGCGCACGCTCGTCCTTCTGGTCTGACTGCTGGTCGACGCGCTCCTGCGGACACCACGTCCAGACAAGCACGTGCCACTCGCCATCGGGATCGTCGTCTGCTGGTGGGAACACCAGCGAGAACGCGGTCAAATCCTGCGTCGCCGAAAGATCGAGACCGCCATAGCACTTGCGCCCGGCCAGCGTCGAGATATCAAACGGCTTGGCGCCCTTGTCCCATGCCTGCGGGCTGATCCAGCCGTCGGCCGAGTTGACCCAGACGTTGAGGTCTTTGGTGAGAAAGTTGACTAGCGCGCTCGGCAGGAACGCGGCCTTGCGCGCCATATCGCGCATGTACTCGATGCGCTTTGAGCTGCAGAGGCCCGGATTCGCCTTGATCCATACGCGCTCGTCGAATGGATCGTCGTCGACGTCAATTGTGTAGACGTAGCCGAAATACGAGTCGTCGGTGCGCTCGCCGCGAAGCACCTCGATGAGGTATCTGCGCTGATCAACGCAAATGCCGTCGAGAATGAAGCCCGCCGTGGTGATTGCTGATAGCAGCGGCTGATCGCGCGCACCGAGCGCGGTCTCCATAACGTCCCAGACATCCGGTGTCTTCTGTGCGTGCAGTTCGTCGAACAGAATCGCGTACGGGTTTAGACCGTCGAGCGATTCGGCGTTGGCTGGCAGCGGCTTGAACACCGCGCTGTCGAACGTAATCTGTTCGAGGTTGCGGCCCTCATGGATCTTGAACGAGCGCTTCACACCTGCCGAGCGCTTGGCCCATCGACGGAAATTGTCGAATGCCGGCTTGAACACCGACATGGCCTGGTCGCGGGTGGTGGCCACCGCGTATACCTCGGCGCCAATTTCCCCGTCCATCATGAACAGGTATGCGCCCTGCGGACCCTTCCATGTTGACTTGCCGTTCTTGCGCGCGACTTCTTCGTAGCCGCGCGTAAAGCGGCGCAGGCCCGCGGCGGTTTTCCAACCGTAGAGGACTGCCGTCCAGAATTTCTGCCAGGGGTCCAGCAGGATCGGCTCGCGCGCCAACGGCCCCTTAATGTGAACGAAGAATCGTTCGATGAACTGGATGACGTGCCAGGCCGCGGCCGTGTCGAATTGCAGGCCGCGCTTCGCGCCGTCGATTAGGTCGCGGTAATGTCGCTCGACGGCGAGGTAAACGTACTCGCAAACAACAATTTCGCCGCGCAAGACTGGTAGGCCGTACGCCCGGTCCCACTCTTGCAGCGATTCGGGCGGCGGTGTCAGGCGTTCAACTTGCTTCCTTGTGCGGCGCGCGCGATCACGGCGCTCCGTTCGGCGCGTGCGTGATCCAGAAGATCCCCGAACAGATCGTCCTGCATCCCCTCGTCGCCCAGCTTCGCCCGCGCCATCACCGACGACGGCAGTGTTAGGCAGCTCTCCGGCAACCATTTCAGCAGTTCCCCTTTGAGGTTGCGCGTGGCGAAATAGAGCTGATGCGGCTGGCTGTGGCCGTTCGGCGTTGTCACCATAAACGAGCCGTTATTGCCGGCCTCGAAGTTCTGCAGCTCGTGCTCAGCACGCACCCAGCGAATGAAGGTCTTGCAAACAACCGTGATGGCGATGCCGGCGGTCAGGTGCGGCAGGCCTTCCTCACGAAGGCTCTGGCAGATGTAGTCCCACACCTTGCGCTCGGTCGGCGAGAGCTTCGCGCCCGGCGGCGGCGGAGGTGATCGAACTGCCTTTCCACTGCCATCGGCAGACGGAAACGGCTCGTCGGGCGCGTTGGCGCCCAGCAGCTTGTCTAGCGGGTTCATAGAGCGTTCCTTTCGACGAATGGGCCGAAAATCGTGGCAGGCATTGAGATAGGCGCTCTCACGGCCTGCCAGTGAGACCCCCCCCTATTCCAAAATCGACCGTCTACAAAGCGAGCCTGGACGGACGGTCCCGGGCACCTCGGCCTCCAGACTTTCGATACCCCCCACCCCTCGGCGGCGGCGCACCAACCGTGCGCCGCCGCGCTCAGCGCCGCGATCGCGGCAGCAGGAAGGCACCGGCGACCCATCGGGCAGTCGGCGCACTGGATGTGTTCTTGGGCTTTGGCTTGCGCCGCTCGCGCAGCGTCTTCGCCTTGTGGCAATCCTTGTTGATTGCCTGCAGGTTGTCGTCGTCGTCCGATCCACCCTGCGCCTTCGGGACAATGTGGTCGACCTCGGTAGCAAGGCGAACGCGGCCAAGGCGGGCACAGTCCGCGCACTCGCACAGACCGCCGGCCCGCTCGAGGATGCGGTCGCGCTTACGTTCCCACGCCGCGTCGTATCCGCGGGCGTGACGCGAACCGCGCTCACTGTCGGCGCGCCAACCACCTGCCGGGCGCCGATGCTTATCGCAGTAACCCGGCTGCGGGATCGTCACACCGCAACCGGCTTGACGGCAGATTGAGGACGGGCGTGCAGGCATGGCGGGCGCAGAAATGAAAAAAGCCCGACCGGCGAGGGTCAGGCTTTGCGTTTGGTAGGGACGTGCGTCGTCCCACGGGGCGGAATATAGGCTCGCGATTCGATGATGTCAACACTCGACCTCAACTTCGACACCACGCCGATGAAGGATCGGACGCAGCGCAGCCTTCGCCTGTGCGTACACCTCGTGCTGGCGAACCGGTGCACGCGGGTTCCGCCACACCTCGGGGCCACGACGATTGCGCATCTGCACGCGGATGGCGAGCTGGTAATCGCCGGACAGCTCGTCAACGCAGGCGTCGAGCTGCTTCATTTGCCATGCACAAACGCTGTCCTCGAGGATGGCATCGGTGCTTTCCCATTGCCGTGAGCTGTCAGATGCGGCGCACGTCTTGTCGACTGATGAGAAGCCGCGCGTTGTGCTGTACGTGCACTCCCACACAAACCAGTCGTAGAGCAGATCGTCGAGTGCGTCGTACGGGTAGCCCTGCAACGCGGATGCACGCGGCGGTGCCGGATTAGCGGTGTACATGCCCTTTCCCCCTGTGAAGGCCAACCATGGATTTGATCTCGCTGAGCCCGCGCTCAGCTGCTGCTAGCGACGGTGGCGCCCCGACGTGCGCGGCACCCGGGATCGGCGGCAAGTGCTCCTCCGATGCCACGGCCCAGAGCTGAGCCCATCGGTCGTGAACGTCTGCCCACGGCTGAGCGAGCGTCGCTGCGCCGGCACGGACAGCGGCCCAGAACACCGCGCGCGAACTCCAGGTGTCCGAACCGGAGGCTCGACGCGGCATCTGCTCAACGGCTTCGGCGAATGCTTGCTCCGGTGTCATTGCGTGCCTCGCGGCTTGACCAGCTTCCGCAGACGCTCGACCGCCAGAGAACCAACCGGAGCCGCGCTCGTTCCAACTGGCCCCTCGCGCTGCCGCTCCACCAGCGATGCCACCGCGCTCGCCTGCTTGCGACGCTCAGCCACTCGGTCGGCGTGCTCGGGCAGCCAGCCCGCTCTGCTCGCGCGGCCGACAACGCTCTCGAAGAACAACCACGGGCGCACGATCTGCCCGGTATCCATCGCACCGTCCCACTCGTCGAGCACCCGCTGACGCATCCCGTGCGGGAGCACAGAAAGCTGGTGCGCCACCGCCGTACGCTCATGCAACGGAATGCGTCGCGGCCACGCCAGCAGGGGCGACCACGCTGGCTCCGCGTCATGTTGACCTTCTGCAAGCTGGCCCGCAGGGCCATCCCCTACCACGTCAGCGTCGCGCTCGCGTTGCTCTGAGTGCTGGTGCCGTTGCCGCGCGTCGCCCTCATGCATCACTGCATCGACCGGAGGGCGTGGGGCGATTTCTCGCTCTTCCTCCTCCGCCGAATTGGAAAAGGAAGGTGAGGAAGGATTAGAGGTTTTACCGGGGTTCGGATGTGTGTCGGCTTTTCGCGAACTGCGCTCTGTGGACAACCGCCGCTCACCCGCGCCAGTGCTGGGGCGCTTCGGCTTTTTCTCCCCTCTCGCACCCCCTTCGGCTTTTTTTTGGACACACGAATCCGTCTTGGCCATCAGCATGCGAAATTGAAGGGAGAGCCCCACGCTGATGCGGCGCACGAGGCCGCATTTTTCGAGCTGCTCGACCCGCCGGCGCAGCTGCATTTCGGAAGGCCGATAGCAGCGCACACCTGGGCGCCCGGGCACCTCGCAGTCTTCGCGCAGCGCCTGCCACGAAATGGCCTTGTGCGGACCGCCGACGATGCCGGTGCGGAAATCCATACAACGGCGTAGCGCCAGGTAGAGATCGCGCGCGAGGTGGTCGACGGCGCGCAGCGCTTGCCATTCGGCGTTGCTGGTGAGAAATCCGGCGCTCATGCGATCCCCCTGTAGCGGATGCGGTCAGCCTTGAATACGAGCGGTGAGAACGCATTCCGGAAGCCCGCGCGCCAAGCGAGCGCATGGTCAGAGTTGAGTGTGTACGGGCACTCGTCCTCCGCCACGCCAGAGAGCCGCGCGGCACGCCCCTCCTCGACGACCGTCGAGCGTGGTGCAATTGCGTAATCCATAGAAAACCTCACTTCGGGCCGCTACCGGCCTCGCAAAGCACGTCGAACACCGCTAGGAATTCCGGCGATGTATCGGCGCTGACATGGTTGCGGTACGCGGCACGATCGGCCGCAATCGGAATAGCGCGCCAATGCCTGGCGCACACCACGGCCAGCGATGAAGATTCACCGGCCGCATTGAAGGAAAAGAACACCTCGCCAAGCGACCACCGACACGCAGTCAGAAGGTGCTCGGCGAACTGGATCAAGGTGGATTCGCCTCGGTGGCGCACAACGAGACGAATGTGGTGCCACGCGCAGCACTGTTGCTTCGGCCTGTCGCACGCCAATCCAACACTCACGCGCCCTGGCTTGCAGCAGATGAGATCGGGGCCAAACCGTATGCCCAGCGTGTTCGCGCCAACTTGGCGTTGCGTCATGCAGCGCCCTGCCCAGGCCGCCAGCCCGCGGGCTGATCCAGGCGCCAGCGCGCGCCGCGAAGCGACATGCGCACTTCGGCCAAACAGAACAGGTTGTCGGTGTAGCCGTGCAAGTCACCTTCGCCACGAAGACACGGCCCGCTGATCTGCAGCGCCTGGTAGTGCCGAATGCAGCCACCACACGTGACGATGCGCGGGTTGTGTGCCATCAGCCAAGCCATGACGCGCTTGACGGCACCGCCGGTTAGCCCAAACAAGCGGCCGATCTGCGTTTCGCTGAATCGCTCGCCGGGATATTCTTCGAGATGCAGCTCGATTTTCTTGCGCACATGCCGCTCTTTGCGAGCTTGAGCGGCGAGGGTCGATTTGGTGGTTGCCATCCGCCCCCCCCTTAGCGCTTGCGCGCCTGCGCCTCGGCCTGCACGCGAATCTCCGCATGCCAGCTCGCCAACGCGGCCTGCGCTCGGAAGAACACGGCCTCGATCTCGTCGAGCTCACGCTCGTCGATGACGCCATCCGCAGCAGCCTTCGCAACCGCCTCGGCCACCGCGCCGACCTTTGCCATCACCTGGCAGACGGTGCGCGCCGGGTTCGGGTCATTCGGGTCAACCTCGGGCACCTCGACGGCCACACGCCCGTGGCGCCAGCAAACCGCATCTAGTGGCTGCAGCGCGCTCTCGACACGGGCCTCCTCGCAGAGCTCCAGCACGAGCGAAAAATCCTCAAGCGTAATGTGGTGCGTGTCGATGCCCGGGCGCAGTTTGTTGCGGAGCACGTTGGGAGAAATGCGCTTACCAAGGCGCGCGCTCAATGCATTTGCGAGGCCATCGATACCGCCGGGAAATTTGCGCGCTGCGTTGTACAGCGCTTCGTGCTGGCTTGTGTCGGAATACAAGTAGGTCAACGCACCCCCCCTTACTTTTTGCTTACAGCGCGCGCTCACTGCCGTGCGAATATCGACGAGTTCCACCTCGTCAACCCACACAACAGGAGCAACGCGTGAACAATGAACAAGCCCGCGCAGTGGCATTCGATATCCTCAAGAGGCTGATCGAACACCAACCCAATCTGATCAACATGGGCCCAAACAGGGCCGACAGGAGCACGGGCCAAGATGCGGCGCAGTTCTGCGCATCGTTTGTCAACACGTTTGCCGCAGAACTGATCAAGCAGCAGAGCTAGGAGCTCGCCCGCAGTGCCAGCAGCTCGCTGGTCAGCGTGGCCCTCGTTTTTTTCACCAGATGCAACAGATCACGCTCCGCCAGCGAGCAAAGCACCGTTGCAATGAGATCGGCATCGGCGCGTGAGAGCTTTTCATTGCTCTCGCGCGGAGTTCTTTCATCAGACATATCACCCTCCCCTCCCACACAACAGGAGTACGCGTGGAAGAAAAAATTAGAGAACTGCAGGCTCAAGTGGCCGCACTTCAGATGTTTGCGATTGCATTGATCGACGCCTTGCCTGACGGCGTTGCCGGCAAGGCCGGGCAAGAGTTTTCGAGCCTTACGCAGATGACGCTGCGCGACCTCAACGAAGCCGGCAAGGAAGACGAGGCTGCACACTTCGCAGACGCGGTCGAGTACATCAACTCTCGTTCGCCCGTCCATTTGGCCCTGTGAGGCCCCGCCGAATAGCCTCAAGAAGCCCTCCCGGACAGCCACGCTCCCGCCAGTAGCCAGAGAGCTCTGCGGAAGCGTGGAACAGCCCGCTGAATCCCCACGATTTGCAGAGCGCGGTAACGTGCTCGCTGAACTCGTCATCGAAGTGCTCGCGTAAATCCAAGGCCGGCGTTATCAGCCACAGCACCCACAGCGCATAAAGTCTTTTCACGGTAAACCTCCAGAAATTCGACCGTTTTCCTGCGGCGCGTCGGCCACTACGATTCAACTCATTGACCGGGCGCGTTCGGCGGCGGGTCATGTCCGGCTAGTGCGCGGCGGCATCGCTAAGTGCGTGGTTGCCGGCAAGCACTATTGACAGCTGTGCACCGAGGTACAGGCGCGCAGCAGCAGCTACAACACGATCTTCAAGACGTGGCGGCAGGACAGCCGGCCACTGGGAGAGCGCTTGAGTCGTGACGCCGATTGCGCGAGCTGCGGCAACCGGCGTGCCTCCAAGGATTCGGATCGCGTGCGATTTCTGCATGCGGCGGATTAAAGCATTCTTTCGAACAACCATCAACCATTCTTTATCGCTGCGTAAGTATGCTTTACTCATGAAAGGAACGTACGGCGATCGCCTTCAGCACGCCCTCACCATTGCGAAGCGAACTCGACAAGAGCTCGCTGCGGCCCTGCACATCTCCGAGCAGGCGATTGGGCAGGTGCTGCTAGGCAATACGAAGGCTTTGGTCGCCGAGAACTCCGCACGCGCGGCACGATTCCTTGGTGTGGATCATTTCTGGCTCGCCACTGGCGAAGGTGAGCCCGTGGCGAGCACCAGCGCACCGACCACGTCATGGCCGTTTTCACGCGTCAACTTGGTTCGCGTGACGCAATTGCCCGCAGAAGAGTTGGCGTTTGTAGAGGCGAAGCTTGAATCGGAGATCGAGCGTGCAGAGGAGCGTTCTGCCGCTGCCGGCGCCAAACCAAGCGCAGCAGCATTCCCGGACGCGGGCACTGCTCCGACCGATGCCTATCTGGTGAACAAGTGGGAAACGCCTCCCGCAAAACGCCGTAAGAAAAGCGCCGCCTGACCGCAACACCCGCTTCGTGCGGGTTTTCTTTTGTCTCCGGTCCGCCCAAAGAATGGGACGTTTTGGCCTCTGCGCGTGGACGCCTGCGATCTGGAAGTCTTGCCGCGCCTTGCCCAGAGCCAAATCGCACGCAGAATGGGCAACGTCATCAGCTTCCCGGTGGACCGCCGACAGAGAGTCGCGCGCACCGCAACAGACCACAGTTCCTTACAGACAGCTTATCGGCGCGACCTGCAGAGGGCTCTCGAAATCATCACCTCCCACGTCCAGTCCGGTGACTACGACGGCATCGTCGCAGTGCTACATCCGAAAAGCACCTCAGCCGCACCGGTGATCGCAGTGGGCGGGCAATACAGGCACGATCTTCGGGAAGCAGCCAACGCTAGTCGCTTTGCCCTGCTGTCTTTGCAGCGCCACCTCAAGGAACTACCGCCGGACGCACAAAGCGGTTCCTTCAGCGACTAAACGCACGCGTAAATAAAGCATGCTTGATTCTTAACATAAAGCATGCTTTACTTCGTCCTGTTCAAGCACAGGAGAAATGTCATGCGCCTAATCCGCCAGCTTCCGGGTTTCGTGAAGTACACCGCCGCGATCATCGTCGCTCTCGCATTTCACACGTTCGCACTGCACCTCGATGAAGAGGCGCAACTTGGAGGGCGCGCGCGCATCGCAAATCCTCGTGGCGTATGAGGTCGGCTATGGCAAAAAAGCATCTCACCCACGAAGAGATCAACGCGCTGCCGCTGGTCGACCAGGCGCTCTATTTGGAAGAGCGCCGCCATCGCAACCGACTGGATGAAATCAAGCGGATGCGCAAAGCCATGGAGGCAATCGAGTCAGACCGCGCAGCGCTCAACGCCGAAGGCCTCCATCTCACCGCAGACTCCATGACCCCCGTCTACGGCGATTCGATGCAGTTGCGCCTCTCATCGCTGTACGACGCGGTCGAAGTGCAAGCCTGCCTCGCCCTACTGAAATGCGGCTTCACCGTGGACTATCGCGATGATGACGGCAGCGGCCGCTATGCCTACAGCACCCCAATCCTTAAGAAAGGGCGGCTAAGGGTACGCCTTCTTTCCATTGCACTCAGTGCGCTAGCGCAAGCCGAGCGTGAACTCGCAGAGCACCTTCAATCGGAGGCCGCACTGTGATTGCCACAGGTCGCCCCTCCATCGCCACGCGCCTTGCCCACGGCCCGCTCTCCAATCGTCCGGCGCTGGCGCTCACCCTGATCGTGCTGCTCTTCGGCCTGGCCGGAGCTGTCGCCCCGGACATCGCCAGCCTGCCATGAGCCGCGCGCGCTTTTCCCGTGCTGACCTCATCGCCGAATTCCACCGCGTGCGCGGCTCCGGCCGCGCCGAGGATCAGGTCGACATCCCGGCCATTCGGCGTCAGCTCGCACGGTCACTGCGCGCCTTCCGGCGGACGCAACGCACCGCACCCCGCCGCCGCATTTCCCCCGCCGTTGACCTGAAAAAGCTACAGGCCAACGACCTCGACTGACCCAACTGGAGCACCGACATGCTGATCGGACTTGCCGGCAACGCCGGCGTTGGCAAAGACACGGCCGCAGGTTACCTGCGCGCCGCCCACGGGTTCCGGCAGATCGCGTTTGCCGACCCAATCCGCGCGATGTTGCTGGCAGCGCTGCCGCTAGAGCCGAAGGATTTCGAACACGGCCGCAAAGAAGAAATTTTGCCGGGCATCGGCAAGTCGCCGCGTCAACTCATGCAACTGCTGGGCACTGAGTGGGGCCGCTATCTTGTGCACCCCGAGATTTGGGTGCGCCTGGCCGAAGACAAGGTACTGGCCGAGCACGTCGCACTCGGGCGCGCCCTGGTGGTCTCGGATGTACGCGAGGAAAACGAAGCCGCGATGATCCGCAAGCACCGTGGCGTGGTCGTCCACCTTCGTCGCAACGCTGCGCTCTGTGTTGTCAGCCATAGCACCGAGTCGGGGATTGCGGTGTGCCCCGGCGACTGGGAAATCCAAAACGACCGTCGCCCCGAAGACTTGTTCGACGAGCTCGACCGCCTTGTCGAAGACCAGCATTTCGTGCGGGTGCAGGGATGAGCGCCAACACCACGTCGCTCGAGCAGCGCGTCTCTGCGCTCGAGGCTGAACTTGCTATCTGGCGTGCCGCCGCGGTTGCAGAGGACGACTACGCCAACTCGCGCGCACCAGCCGGAAGCCTCGCCGAGATGGCGCTTTTCCAACGTCTGCAATCCGCCATCCAACAGCGCGCGCCGCTGCGCTTGGCCGCCATTGCAACGGCCAATGCCCGCCCAAGCCTGCGCGCTGCCGCCTGAAATCCCACATCACCAGGAGAACCCATGTTCACTGAAATCCATGCGCTTGCACGCGCTGCATCCCTGCTCATTTCGGTTGCCGCCGAGGGCGACGACCTGCGCGTGACAATCAACGCAGCGCCAACCAGCAAGAACAGCTCCGCCATGCATCCGCTGGTGCTGGTGGGCACGCCGGAAGAGCTCGACGCGGGCTTTGCGCAGGCCATCGAGATCTTCGAGCCGTCTGCGCTGCCACTGCTGGAACAGGCTCAAGCTGCCGCAAACGCCAATGGCAACAAGGGCAAGGGCACCGCCAAGGAAGCCACAAAGCCCAGTACCAAGACAGACACGCCAGCCGCTGGAACACCACCCAAGCGGGGCCCAGGTCGGCCACCCAAGAGCGCCAGCTCGAATGCGGCCGAGAAAGCGGATACCGGCGCTGCAGCCCATGGCGGCAACACCGATGCGGACGAGGACACGGGCGCGCCCGCAGTGGACCCGCGCCAGATGTCACTTGTCGAGCCCGCAGGCGATAGCAACCGGACCGGCACTGAACAAGCTCATGCAGCGCAAACGCCGCAGGCAGAGCAGCCGACGGATGCGGCGCCCAATGCGCCGGCCAGCACCGACCCGCGCGACGTCGGCATCGACATGCCGATCTGAACGGAGCCACTCATGCAAACAACCCAACTCACCCGTGAATTCCGATACAACGGCGTCCGCCTGGCCGACCCGTCGCCCAATTTCACGCTCGAGCAGGTGCGCGATTTCTACGCCAACACCTACGCGGGAATTCTCAACGCTGATATTGAAGGCCCCGCCGTTGAAGGCGCCCAGCAGGTGTACACGTTCCGCCGCGCCGTCGGCACCAAGGGCAACGACCTGGCCACGCTGCGCCAGCTGATCGCGGACGACGCCGTCGGCGGCGCACCGCGCGTCAAGCTGATCCCCACCAGCCAGCTCAACCACCCCGTAGCCAAACTCTTGCGGCAGACCACGCAGCGCTATCGTTACGGCAACAACCGCACGCGCAGCGCCTCACTCGTGCCGCCGTCAACCGCCCTGCAGGTGCTGGCATGAGCGCCCTGTCCCTGCCGCGTCTGAATGGCATTCCGCTCAGTCACGTATGCAAAGGCGGCGGCCAGGCATGGCACGCCCCCGCGCTCCTGGCCCTGCTGGATGCCGGCGCCCTGACGCTCGAAGACGCGCAGCCGAAGCCCAATAGCGCCGCTGCCTTGCTCAAGCGCACCCTGCAACGGCACTGGAACGAAATTACCGCCGGCGAGCGCCTGCTCGTATGGAACCTGCATGCGCGCTCTATGTACAGCGATTGGCTCCGTCAGCCTGAACAACCGCAGCGCCTCTGGCTGTTCATCGGCGATGAGAGCGATCAGCCCCACGCCGTGCCGCAGTTGTACATTGGCCACGCGTTCGAGCGACTTGAATCCGTGCGCCAAGGCCTTGGCCAAACGGTGCTGGCCGTGCTGTACGACGCGCTGAGCCATCTGCCTAACGTGCTGACGCCACAGGAGTCGTTCTATCACGCCAGTTGGGTCCACTGGCACGGCACGGACGACGAAGAGGAAGCGATCGAGTGGATGTTCGGCGAAGGGGAATACAAGACCCGCGAGGAAGCCGCCGAGGCCTACGAGGGCCCCACACGCCTGGACTTCTTCGAACGCGTGCCCGAATGGGCCGTCCACCCCGAGCGCGTGCTAACGGATCGCCAGGTGCGCATTGCCGCGCGCAAAGACGCACTGGCCGCGCAGGTTGTTGGCGCCGTGGACGACATCTGGCGCCACGCGCTCGCAACCGACGCCGCCGGTGGCTACGCCGACTGCAGCACACGCGACGCCGAGGGCGACTCGATCTGTTGGACTGCCGTTCTCATCTGGCACCCGGACGATCTGACGCTCCGCTTGGCCGACGATTTCCTGCAGCAGGTGTGTCAAGCCGAATACACCGATGCGGCAACGGTCAAGGCTCTCCCGATCGACAGCCACGATGCCGCCCAGTGGCTGCAGCAGATGCGCGCAAACGGCCAGCTCGCACGCCGCGTCGAAACCCTGCTAGATCTGCTTGCAGCGCAAAACCCGCTGCGCCAGCAGATCCGCGTGCAGTGAGGCCAGCATGGGCCAAGTTACCATTTCCGCCGACCCCAGCAACAGCGAGCTCAAGCTGCGACACGCCGTGCTGCTGTACGACAACGCGTCGCCCGACGGCACGGTTTACGCCACCACGCACGACGTCGAATTGCTGCCGACCGGCGCGCAGTTGCTGCCCGGCCGCGCGCTTGACCTGAGCGAACTCAGCCAGTTTGTCGAGGCCGCGCAGGCGCAGACAGCGTATCGCGGTTTTATCGATTCGCGCTTGCTTTACGTCGCCCCCAACACGATGGCCTGGTGGTGCCCGGCTGCTTGCCGCACTACGTGGTTCCGCTCCGACCAGCCGATCGGCGAACGGCATGGCGTGACGCCACACCCGGCGCTGGTGTTCATCGCGCGCGAGCACATTTGGTTTGTGTTCGCGCTGGCCGAGAACGAGCGCCCCGAGCCACGCACGGCCCTGCGTGTCGCGCCGTATTTCAACGTATGGAAGACCGGCCAGGTGTGCACGGGCAACGTATCGCTGCCCGACATACCAACGCCGGACGCGCTGCGCACCTACGAAGAAGCATTCTTCCGCAGCCGCTTCACGCACCCAAATCACCCGCGCATCACCCGATACAAGGGCGGTGGCCGCGCGCTTTGGGCGCACCTGCTCGAGCACCCTGAAATTACCGAATTCCCGACAACTGCCCTGCTCCCGCAAAAGGAAACGCTGGAGCAGGCCATCAAGCGCATTTCTTCCGGAGCCTGATATGCAAGCCATCATCGAACAATTCCACGCCACGTCGCAGGAAGGCCTCATGCGCATTGCTGGCGCCCTGGACGATTTCGCGAAGGCAGCCGCCGACAAGGTCACCAAGGCGCTGCGCAATCCGATCGCCGCCGACCAGGCCGACGAGAAATACGAGCTCGACTCGAAACTGTGGGACAGCGCGCCGACGGTGGCGGTGCCGAAGTTCGCCGCCTTCAAGGAGCTCGAAGAGGTAGGCCACCGGTTCCTGGCCACGGCCGAAGGCCTGTTCGTGGAAGTCCGCCGCCCGTGGCTGCATGTCATTCAGCCTGTTGCGCCACTCAATGGGCAGACCGTCCGGCCGCCATACGGCTCCGTGCAGCCCAAGGTGAAGCTGGCATTCGAACGCCTCGGCACCACGTTCCCCTTGGTGCGCCAATTCATCGAAGCCGCACAGTCCGCCTCCCCCAACGAGCATGCCGCGTGGGTGATCTGGGACAGCCGCACCGGAGACCTGCAGTATCGCGAACTGAATATCACCAATGCCTCACCCGACGCAGTTTCCTACGATCGACCAGTGCTGGAAGCGCACGAATCGCTGGTGCTCGACCTGCACAGCCACGGCGTAACGGCAGCCTTTTTCAGCGACACCGACAACCAGGACGATGCTGGTGAGGTGAAGATTTCCTGCGTGGTCGGCGACTTGGCCGACGGAAAAGCGCCAACGATTCGATTCCGCCTGTGCGCACTCGGGATGTTCCTCCCCCTCAACGTGCCCGTATCGGCAGTGATCGGAGACGGCGCATGACGACGGCTGTCCATATCACCCCGCCGCGCATGCTGTCCGAGCGCGTTGCCATCGTGCTGATCGGCTGCGGCGGCAACGGCTCGCAAATGCTCACAGGCCTAGCCAGGCTCGACCACGCCATCCGCGCACTCGGCCACCCGGGCCTCGACGTGGAGGTGTTCGACCCCGACATCGTGAGCGAGGCGAATATCGGCCGGCAGTTGTTCAGCCCGGCCGACGTCGGCCAATTCAAGGCGTGCGTGCACACCCAGCGCATCAACCATTTCTTTGGGCTCGACTGGCGCGCGCAACCGCGCAAGTTCGAGCGCAGCAATGGCGCCCGCCCGGCAGCGCGGCCGGCCATTTTCATCGTTTGCGTTGACAGCAAGGCGGCGCGCAAATCGATTGACGCTGGCCTAACTAGCCGCGTGAACACCTACCTGCTCGACCTGGGCAACCGCGCCAGTGACGGCCAGGTGCTATTCGGCCAATCGCCGCGCACTGTAATCGAGGATGAGGAAGGCAACGAGGTTCACAACGCCCGATTCAATCCTGTCGGCAGCGTGCCGCTGCCGTATCCGTATGACGTGCTGCCCGAGCTCGTCGACACCAGCGAGCCGGAAGACGACACACCGTCGTGCGGCCTGGCCGAGGCGCTCGCGCGCCAGGAGCTATTCGTCAATCAATCCGTCGTCACGCCGGCGCTGGCCATTCTGTGGGAGTTTTTCCGCCACGGCCGCCTGACCTGGCATGGGGCGTTCGTCAACCTCAAGACGGGAAGCATGCGGCCGGTGGCAGTGCGCGCAGACCTGACCGGAGACAATGATGAATAGCGCAAGCAGCTCAGGCCCAGATGGCTCCGCGAGCGGCCTGATCGCACTCTTTGCAAGCCGTATCGATGAGTCGAGATGCCTCACCCGTAATGGCGGCCAGTGTAATAGCACGCGTCTTTCTAGTTTCCGACATGTCGAGCCCGCCGGACGAATAATGCGTCAGCAGCCTGCGCGCAACAACGAGGCGGTCCTGCGCGCTAGCAATGGCGGATGCGCAGTTGCCGAGCGGAATCAATGGCTCAATTTCTGCCATGCTGAAAGTAATCAAACCGCTCAGGTGCTCTTGCCATTCCTCGAACGCGGACGGGGCGCAGTCCATCTGACTCGCTTCGCGCATTTTTGTGTGCAGCCCCCGAACATCAACTGCCACAATCGAAAGCCTAAACGACAACGATGCCGCCGCCAGAGCCGCGCGCTCCCAGCCCTCCTTCTTTCGTCGGCGCGCATCTCTGTTGGCGAGAAGGAGCGCGACAACCGCAGCGCCAACCGTCCCGAGAGCGGTCAGTACATCCCAGAAATCCTTCTGTGGACCGAAGTGCCAAACGGTAGCGACCGCGAGGCCAGACACAAGCCCGGCGAGCAGCGCAGCAACCCACTCCTCGTGTCGTTCAAAGAACGGCATTCCTCCCCCTTGATGTGGCCGCCGGTACGGCTACAAAACGCCCCACGCAGCTATTAAGCGATGAAGCCGATTATCTACCTCGATCTCCAGTCGGTCGCCGCAGCGGTCTCATTATCCGAGACGAGCGTGCAGCAACTAGTTCGCGAGGAGTCATTTCCAAAGCCGCGGAAAATCTCCGCCCGCCGTGTCGCTTGGCTGTTACGCGAAGTACAGGAATGGGCGGAAGCGCAGCCGATTTCGGATCTACCACCACCGCCCAACACTGGCCGGCGCACCTAGGACTTTGGCATGGCCGCGCACCGCTCCAGGTGCTCGGCCAATCGCGCCAACCACTCGCGCCGCTCGCGGTCGTAGGTGTGGCGGTTATAGATTCCTTCCACACCTGGCAGCATGTGCCCAAGAATCGATTCACCAACCTCCATCGGGCAGCCCAGCGCAGCAAGCATCGTCCTCGCTGTTCTACGCAGATCGTGCGGTGCCCACTGTGTCACCGGTAACCTCGGCCGACGCGCGTTCGGCCGCTCTTCGCAATAAGGCATGTGGTACCACACCAGTCTGCCGACCGTTTTCTGCGAAACCACGGCCCCTGTTTTGGAGGGGAACAGATAGCCCTCACGATCCGCTAAGGCAAGGCGACGGCGCACGATAGCCTCAGCACGGTCAACAAGGGGCACGCGCAAATCCGTCGCCCCTTCCCGCTTCGCATTCTTGGTTTTGGCATGCGGCACAGTCCACCAGAGCCCATCGGGCTCCTCGGTAATTTCCGACGCCCGCATCTCGACAATTTCGCCGCCACGCGCACCAGTCCACAGATAAAGCGCACACACATCGGCAATCAGCGTCGAGAAATTTGGGAGCCAACGAATCAGCTCGCCAGCCTCCGCATCCGATAGAACCCGCTTCACCTTGCCGATCGGCTTCCCGTTAATCGACTTGCCGACGCTACGCAAGCGGCCGCGCATGATTTCACGCCACCAGTTCGGCACAGTCTCGCCCAGCCGGCCGGAGTCGTGACCGTAACTCCAGGCGGCCCCAAGCTCTCTACGCAGTTTGCCCGCTTGCACAGGGATATGTGCGTATGAATTGAGAAGATCGAACGCCACGGCGCGCGTCACCTGTTCAGGCAAAAGATCTGCAATTGGGTCCAGCATCGTCTTGAACATGCGGCGAATCTCGCGCGCGCCCTTCAACGCGCGGTTTCTCTCGATGTGGCCCGTCACGTAGTCATCGCACATCGCGCGCACCGTGTATGGCTCTGCGCCGACCACACCCCTCCCGCCGACAGCCGCGCGCATGGCTCGCTTTTCAATAGCGACATCACGGCCAGCGTCGCGCGCCTGGCGTAGCTTTTCCCACTCGACAATCGCCGCTGCTACCGACAT